TGGTAGTGAGTTTGCTTTTTATGGATTAGACTATGCAGAAAAATTGCACGGAAGAAAGCAGGATTGGTTTTGGATAAATGAGGCATTAGAAGTTGAAAAAAGACATTTTGACCAGTTAGAAATGAGGACAAGTAAAGGTGGTTTAATAGACTACAATCCATATAATGATGTAGGCTGGGTTTATGATATTCAGAAGCGACCTGATGTTTATGTTATTCATTCTACGATGTTAGACAATCCTTTTTTAGCAGAGAATATTATTAGAAAGATTAAAAGTTATGAACCTACGCCAGAGAACATTAAAAACGGAACGGCTGATAATTATATGTGGGAAGTTTATGGATTGGGAAACAAGGCTAAGTTGCAAGGTGTAATATTTGTTAACTGGGATATTGTAGAGGGTATTCCTGATGGTGCTAGGTTTTTGGGATATGGGCTGGACTTTGGTTTTAGAAATGACCCTACTGCATTAGTTGGTCTTTGGGAGTTTGATAAGGAATTATATGCAGATAATCCTATTTATAGAACTGGAATGCTGAATAGTGATATTATAAACGAATTAAAGAAGTTAAAAGTGAATAGTGGTGATTTGATAGTTGGTGATAGTAGTGAGCCGAAAAGTATTGAAGAAATTAGGAGAGCAGGATTTAATATTAAAGGGGCGTACAAAGGTGCTGATAGTGTAAGGTATGGAATTGATTTGTTAAAATCTTTTAAGATACATATAACTAAAAGGAGTATTGAAATGGAAAATGAGTTAAGAAAATATAAATGGAAAGAAGATAGAAATGGAAACATAACTAACGAACCTATTGACCAATTTAACCACACAATAGATGCACTGCGGTATATTGCCATAGAAAGGCTAGGAAATAGGCAAGAGGTGCAGATATTTAACAGGGAATTGCTAGGTTTGTAGATCGGATTGTTGATAATGTTTTGTGAAAATGATACGATTATATATAGTGAAGAAGAAATAAAAAGGGATTTATTTTATTCTTTTAAGAAATGTATACCACAGATAAAAATGTTTTGGATAAAGAATTAATTGAAAGTGCTATTGAGTTTAATGAGAGTGAAAAAGAAAGGTTTAACAGATTAGAGAGATATTATAGAGGACAGCATGATATACTAAACAGGATTAAACCTAGAACAGCAAAGAATAACAAGATAGTTATTAATCACGCAAGTTATATAGTTGACGCATATACTGGATACTTAATGGGAAATCCTGTTGACTACAAAATATCAGAAGAATATGATGCAAGTATTGTTTTAGACCAATACAAAAAGCAAACTATTTCAAATGTTGATGTGGAAATTGTAAAAGATTTGGGTATTTTTGGAAAGCAATATGAGTTAGTTTACAATGTAGAGAATGACACAGAAAGTGCAGACATTGATAACAGAAATTGCATTTGCGTTTATGACAATACCGTAAGACATCAAAAGATGTTTGCTATCCTTTATGAACTAGGAGACAAAAGGGGAGAGTATAAAAATGTCAAAGTATATGACAATAGTTTTCTTTACAATTGTTCAGATGGAAAGAATATAATAATCGGAGAGAAGACACCACATTTGTTTGGCAAAGTACCAGTAATTGAGTTTAGAAATAATAGTGAATTGTTAGGAGATTTTGAGCAAGTAATGAGTTTAATTGACGCTTATAATACCTTGCAGTCGGATAGAATAAACGATATTGAGCAGTTGGTTGAAAGTATTTTGGTTGGTTATGGTGTTTTATTAGAGGACAAGCAAATGAAAGAATTGGTAGAACAAAGGACGTTATTTGGTTTACCATTGGATAGTAAGGTTGAATATCTAATGAAGCAACTAGACGAGGGTCAGTTGGATATTTTAAGGAAGACTATTGAGAATGATATTTTCAAAATAGCAAAAGTCCCTAATATGAGTGATGAGAACTTTGCAGGGAATGCTAGTGGAGTTGCTTTAAGTTATAAACTTTTATTATTTGAACAGAGCACAGCCAACAAAGAAAGGAATGTAGAACAAGGACTAAAAGAAAGATTTGAGTTATACAATAACTATTATGTAAATATTGGTAAAATGGAAAAGATACCGTTAACAGAAGTTGATGTGGTGTTTAAGAGAAACTTACCACAGAACCTAGTTGAGTTGAGCCAGATAATAGTTAACTTGCAAGGATTAGTAGATGATGAAACATTAGTAGGACTTCTACCATTTGTAGATAATGCAAAAGCAACAGTAGAGAAGAACAGAGAGGAAGAGGACGAAAAAACCAATAGAATGCTGGGAAACTTTGGAACATCTATACCTAGCGGAGAAGTTGTAGAAGGGGTTGCTAATGAAGATTAAAAATGGAAGCCACTGAACAGACAAATATTGTTTACAATCCTGCCACTGTTGATTACTGGGAAAGCAGGGCAATACAAAGGCAGTTATTTTCAGAGTTAAAAGGGAAGGATTTAATCGCAAGGCTTATGCCGATTTATCAAACCACTTTAGATTATGTGAATAAAGAGGTAGAAAGTTTGTATAAAAATTATGGAAAAGATGGTGCTATTGATGTTGCTAAAATGCGAGAGAAGTTAACAGGAACTGAAAGAAGTGAAGTATTAAGAGAATTGAAAATGAAAATAAGATTAGCGGGAGAAGATCCTAAAAAAATTATTGATAAAAACTTCCTTGTTAAATTGAACAGGTTAGAGGCGATTAAAGAGAGGGTTTACTGGAGCGTTAGAACAATGATACCCCAGATGACGGAGATACAGGCTAGGACATACAGTGAAATTATTCAAAATACCTATTTTTTACAGAAGCAAGAAATTAAACAAAGGAAAGGAAACTTTATTATGACAAGGTTTGATCAGATAAACAAAACTGAAGTTCAAGGGCTTTTAGAAGAAAAATGGTTTGGTGGAACCTATGGAGAAAGGACTAAAAGAAACATGACGGTTTTTGGAGAAGAGTTAAGAGATATTCTCGGAACTAAAATGCTAACGGGGATATCAGTTCAGAAGACCGCTAAATTAGTAGAAGAAAGATTTAATGTTTCTAAATATGAGGCCACAAGATTGGTTAGAACAGAAAGTACCCATTTTGCAAATAAGGCAGAAATGAAAAGTTATGAAGATGAAGGTATTAAGTATTACAAGTTTGTCGCAACATTAGACGGTAGGACTTCTGATATATGTAAAGGATTAAACGGAACTATATGGAGAGTAGAAGATGCTGTTGAGGGATATAACTATCCACCTTGCCATAGTCAATGCAGGTCGACAACAGTAGCAATGTTTCCGGAAGAAGTAGGGGGAAAAGTTATGGAAAGTAATTATAAAAAGGGAGATGAATATTCATCAGCGGAAGATATCTTGAGCGAAATATATGAAACCAACAAGCAAGGGTATGAGGAAGAAACAGGAATACCTATCAACAGATAATTGACAATCTATTTCACATATGCGATTATTGTATAAATAAAAACCCCAAAATAAAAAATCCCAAAATAAAAACTTCAAATGAAAATACTCGACGGAGGTTAAACGGTTAATTTGTTTTTTTGGCGATTATGTCAGAAGAAGGAAACGCACCAGAAACAATCACACCAATTGTTTCAGAAAATGGGGAAGGTGGCGAGGTTAAACAGGGTGAAGATAAGATGTTAACGCAAGAGCAATTTAATGAGGCTTTAAAAGATAGGCTGGAGCGAGAGCGAAAGAAAATCTTAAAAGAAGCTGAATCAAAAATTAAAGAAGCTCAAGCGGAAGCCGAAAGGTTGGCACAGTTGTCGGCAGAGGAGAAGCAAAAAGAGCTGATTAAAAAAACGGAAGAAGAAATTGGTAGAAGAGAAAAGGAGGTTGCTTTAAGAGAAAATAGAATTGAAGCAACAGAACTATTTCAGAAAGCTAATATACCGATAAGTTTAGTAGACTATGTAGTTTCAGAGGACAAGGAAAAGACTTCTGAGAATGCAGAACTGTTTATTAAAAACTATAAGGAAAGTGTATCTCAAACTATTGCTGAACAACTAAAAGGAGTGCCACCTAAAGACTTAAAGACATCACAATCTGAACCAAAGAAAGTTATAACCTCATTTTAATTGATTTAATTAATTTGAGTTTAGTAAGAAAATGGCAAAAGAAGACGCATTAAGTATTCTACTTGCTAATGGAAAGACTGCTGACAAATTAAAGGAGAGTTATGCCGAATTGGTTGATATGATTCAAAAGAGTGCAATATCTGCACAGATTAAGAATACCAACCTTTCTGGAAATCCTGAAGCTGGTTCTGTTGAAGTTAGAAGACTAATGACAGCAGAGTCTCAGGCTTATGGTACTGCTAGAACGGCAGGAAAAGGTGACAAAGTAAAGAATAATGGCGTTGTTGTTAATCTTGACCAGAACAAAGAAATTGTAGAGGAAGTAGAATGGAAAGATATTCAGTTCTATGGTATTGATGGAATAATTGCAAAAAGACAGGCAAATCATCAGAATGCTATGATAAGAGAACTTGATAGAGCATTTTTCACAGAAGCAGAGAGTGCTGGAACAGAAGTTGCAATAACTGGAACAGAAATTGTTGGCAGATTGGAAGAACTTATACAAGCAGTTGAAACTGTTTCTAATGATAATGTAGATGGTGTTGATAGAGAGATGTTAGTATTATCTGTTACACCTAATATATATGGACAAGTTAGAACTTATTTGGACAAGGTAACTAATCTTAATGGTCAGGATTATAA